CACCTGCCGGCCAGCCCGTTCGCGCCGGCGATGCCCCAGTGACAGTGTTGCTTTCCACACGAAACGACATGGAGCCACGCCGATTCGCACGCCACGTTCATCGAGATGTTGCTTCAGGCGCTCGGGCCCGAAGCTTTCCCGAGTTCGCTGATGTGCCGCAAGTACCTCCGCTTCCAGGCGAGGCTCCTGCTGCGTTCTTTCGGACGGCCCGCGCTTGCGCCACGCATAGTAGCCGCTCACCGATACACCCAGCACGCGGCACATCGGCGGCACGGGATAGTCCTGTCGCATTTGTTCGATCACGCCGTACTTCACCGCGACTCCTTCGCGAAGTACGTCGCGAACTTTTTTAGCAGATCGCGCTCCATTTTGACCTCGGCCAGTTCGCGCTTGACCTGCGCCAGCTCGGCCTCCATTTCCGTCAGTGGCCTCTGGTGCCGGCCGACATCTTTCAGCTTACCGGCCTTCGCCGCGCGCACCCAGTTTGCCAGCGTCTTGATTGGGATCGACAAGCGCCGGGAAGCTTCCGATACCCCCACACCTTCGGCCAACGCCAACTTGACCGCTTCGTCGCGAAGCTCCTTCGTATAGACCGCTCTTGGAATTCGATTCATCCATGCCTCCGTTTCTCGATTTTACGAAACGTTGGCTTCCATTTTTTCCGACCGGCCTCACTGTAGTTGCATGCGAAAACGATGGCCTCTTGTGGGCTCTTGAATATGCCTTCGTGTTTGACCGCTTGCATGCTGGCTCCTTGTGTTTTCATCAATTTCGATATTTCGTTTTTGCCTGCGGGACGTCAGAACACGACCGTGAAGTTGATCCCGTAATACGACAGCCACTCGACCAACTGCCATCTGATCGCCTGCAGTCGCGGGAATGGAAACTCGATCTGCTGCGGCTTTTCCGGCTCACTCTGGCCGATGAGCGGGCAGCCTTCGAACGCGATGAGTGTCGCGCCCGTTAGGCTGTCGATGCGTTGCGCGCTCGTTTCACGCAGATGAGTCGGCACGTCGGCGATGTCGATGTATGCAAATGCGGTCACGCGTTTTCCTCCACATTCCATTCAAGGTCGCCGCTCGCGAGAAACGGCGCGAGGGTCTTTGCATTCCAGTTCACCGGCACCTCAACCGGATATGTGCCGTCCGGATTCCACGCGTGCGGCGCCGCCTGATCGCGGTACTTGTCCGGCACGATCACATCTGCGTAGATCCACGCCGGCACTGGCTTCGATGGAATCCCCTGACGAACCGGGCCGCGCAAGCGAACCGCACGGCATTCAAACGTCGCCCAATTCGCGCGGTAGTGGCGCCAGTGGCGCACGGCCGGTAGAGCCATCTTCACGACAAGTCGCACGCTTCCTCCTCAATTCCCATCTTCCGGGCGCGCACCTGCACCCATTCTTCAAATGCCAGATCCCACACGTCGAACTTGACCTGCCTCGGCGTGCCGACGCGGTTCTGATCGATCCATGCGTGGCACCGCACGCAGCCCGGAACCGTGAATTCGTTTTTCGCCTTTAAGTTGCCAGCCTTGCCGTGGCGCCCTTGATTCGAATGGCACGGGACCACCGTCTCGTCGAGCGGATTGAGCCGGCAGACGCCCGGCACGCGGAGATAGCACGGCTCGCCGCGACAGGCGGCCAGATACTTCGCGCCCTCGGCGACGGTGGGCTTCTTGATCCGGCTCTTGATCGCGGTCCGGTGCTCGAGCGTCGCGCGAGACGCCAGGCTACTGAACGGCGAATTCGTCTTGCGCTTGAAGCCGGTCGACTTCAGCGGCGTCTTGCGCTGCAGCGGTGCAGATCGCTTCAAGCTGTCACCTCGTCGCGCCGTTGCTCGTGCTCGATCTCCGGCTCGCCGCGCAGCGGCGTCAAGCACTCGTCGCAAATACCCGTGATCTTGTACGAGCGGCCCGCATGCCAAAGCCAGATTGGCTCCTCTATCGTCCAGACCGCCTGCTCGTCCGCGGTCGTAACGCGCACGATGCGGCCGAGCACTTTCTTCTCGATCGCCGTGCGCGCGCCGCGGGTCACGATAGCCAGATCACCCGGTTTGCAGTTCATGCCGCCTCCATCCGCTCGATCGCGTCCGAGCTCAACACTGGAAATTCGCCCGCGAGGCCGACCAGGTGATGCGCCTGGTACACACGCAGGCCGAGACCGCGCGCCACCACGTGCTCGACGTTCGCTCCACGGGATCGCTCCCAGCCCGGCAGCAGCGCGATACCGTCGCAGTCGACCAGTTGCTTGATGTCAGCTCGCATGCATGAGAGCCAGTCGGCACCCGAATTCGCATTGATCTCAGCCGGATTCACGATTTGGAAGCCCAGGCCGCGCAGGCGGGATGCCTCGGCATTGAATGCTGGAAAGTTCAGCTCCGGATACCCGCTCATCGGGCCGGCGAGATAGAGCCTCATGCCGCAACCCTGCCGACGTCGACCATTGCTCGCATCGCAGGAATCACGACGCTGAATGCATCGTCGAATGCCGCCCGACGTTGAAGCGTCGCCGCATAAGCCGGCGTTACCTTCCAGTCGGCAGATGACGGAAAGGGCTTGCCGGTAAGGCGATAGGTGAAGCCATCCTTCCGCCGGGCGCCCTGCTTGACGTATCCCAGCTCGACGAGCCTCCTCACCGGCTTCTTGATCGTCTCGATGTTCGCATCGAGCTTGTTCGCGATCGTCGCCATGGAGATCTCCGGATTGTCGCGAAGACATTCGCAGATGCGGCGCGACGTGAAGCCCATCTTTCCTTCAGCCATCAAACCTCCTTGATCGTGATGTCGTATTTCTCCAGCATCTGCTTGCGCTTCTGGATGTACGTAGGGTTCTTCCGCGTCGCCACGGACTTCACGTCCTCGACGACCTGCTTGCCCGTCGCGACGTCGAAGTAGACGAAGTCGGCGACATACTTGGATGCCCGCTCCCACGTGCCGTCGTCGCGCTGCTTGCGATCGGTGAGAACAAACGGAACCTGCAGCTGCAAGTTGCGAATGACGCCGGCCGCCTGCAGCTGGATCAGGTGGAACCAGCGCGAGCGCTCCTTCTCGCTGTCGAATTTGATGCCGTTGTGCTCGCACCTCGTGTTGCGGTATTTCGGCGTGCGCTTCGGCTTCGCCATCGAAAGCGGCGCCGGCGCGAATGGGTCGAGCCTGTCGGCGATCTCATCGAAACTGCTGTCGACCTGCGGGTGGTTACCCGTGGCCTCATAGATCCGTCGCTGCGCTGTGGCCATCGTCGGCCGCGCGTCATCGCGCACGCGCGCTGTGCCGACCGTCTTCGTTCCGGCCGGGACGACCAACGGCCAGGGTGTCCGCTTCGTCATGCAGCCTCACGCTGCGCGATCTGGTCGCGCGGAATATCGTTGAGGTACGCGTACAGGTGCTCGCCGCGCTCTTCGCTCTCGCGGCTAACCGCGGCGAGCAGATGCTCCATCCACGGCCCAGGGCCGAGCGTCTTGCAGACCTTCGCCTTGAACTGCTCGAAGTACTGGAACCGCGCTACATCGATGCCCAGCCGTTTGCCCTGGTCGCGCCAGCCAGCCTCGGTTCCCCACCATCCGTCAGCGGCACCGCCAGCCGCGCCCGCAGCGTCGGCAGCCTTCGCCTCCCAGATCCCCGTCCAGCCGCGGAGCACGGACTCGTCGATCGCGTCGACAACGCTCATGCCCCGACCGTGGATCTGCTCGAGCTTTTTCAGCGACACGCGGGCCGCCGGACGCGTCCAAGGGATTCCGCTCTTGCCGGTCGTCTTCGCCTCGCGGTGCTCGCACCATGCGTCCCATGCCTCGAACGGGAGCCAGTCGGGAAGTTCGAGGTTCAGAAGTTCGGCATGCAACGCAACTCGCGGCGCACGCCGCGCGGGTTGATGGTTCTCTGACGGTTCTTTGGTGGTTCCTGATGATTCGGGTGCAAAAGCTTTGCACCCTTTAGCGCTGTGTTTTGCACCCTTTACGTCGTCAGTTGCGCCCTTTGTGTCGTCGTTTGCACCCTTTCCATTCGGTGCAGTTTTTGCGCCCTTTGAACCCGCCGAAATGGGTGCAAGTTCTGCGCCGTTTATCCATTCTTGGCTGATCCGATACTCGCGGCAGTTGCCGCGGCCCCCCTTTGCCTGACCGACGAGAATGAGCCAGCCGGTCTGCTGCATGCGCCGGAGTTGGTACTGAACAGCCCGTGGCGACTGGCGCGTCTTCTTGGCCAACGTCTCCACGCTCGGATAGATATGCGAGCCGTCGTCATGCGCGTGATCGGCGAGCGCAAGCGCGAGAATCATTTCGCCGCCGCCATCTGGGTAGCGCTCGAATACGGCGTTCATCACCTTGACGCTCACTCTGCGGCCCCTCCGGGGACTTGCGCGTCGAGGCCAAGCACCCACCGCAGCGCAGCAGCCACGTCGCCGGTCGCTGCCGCCAGCGCAGTCTCGACTTGCTTGCGCGAGCGCATGCGTGGAGCTGAATCGCCCTCGACGACAGCACGCTGCGCACGGGAGCGCGCATGGCCCGTCTTGCCCTCACCTGCTTCGACGAGCTCTGCCACCTTCTCGCGCTGCTCGCTGGGTTCCAGCTTGGCGAGCTTTCGGGCATGCGTGACATTGATCTGGCCGGCATCCACGGCTTTCTGCACCGCCTCGCAGCAGTCGAGAAGTGCAACCGTCGCCCGCACGGTCTGGACGTTGCAGCCGAACAGGACCGCCACGTCAGCCTCGCTGCGCATCCGCAGCTGGCGCGCCATCTTCGCGGCCGTGGAGAGCGGCGTCTCCTGCTGACGAATTGCGTTCTCGCTGGCGATAGCAGCCGACAACACCGACGCGCGATCGCCGCGCGGGATGCGTCGGACAATCCCCGGCACGGTAATGGGCGGTTCCCCGCGATCGACCAGTCGCCGATTCGCTTCTCGGGCTGCCTTCACGCGCTGCCGCCCGGTGACGACCTGTACCTCGCCAGTTTCCGGGTCTTTCGTCACCTCGATCGGCTGAATCACGCCCTGAAACATGATGTTGCGAACCATGTTCTCGTCGACCGGCCAGTGGACGCGCTCGTCGAAGAGCGGGTGCGCCGGATCGGTCACGAGCACCAGCGTGCCCGGATCAAAGTCGAGTACATTGCCCTTCCCTTTCGCGCCGTAGGCGTCGATGGAGTTCTTTGCCATGCGAGGCTCCTCAGTGGCCGCACGGCACAGAGCCGTCGAGAGTTTCACGAGCCCCGCACGACAGGCACATGCGCGGGAACATCGGGTGATGGCTGGCGTCGCGCACGATGCGCTTCATCTCTTCGGCCTGCGCCGGCGCCATACGCTCGTCGACAACCTGCGCCTGACGGTTCTGTTCGGTATTCATGCTGCTTGCTCCGGTTGCTGGCCGTAGCGGCGCTGCAGGTAGACCTGCCCGCGGCCCGTGACCAGCGTCTTGAAGGTGGGATGCGACTCTTTCTCGGCGTCTATCCAGACGCTCTCGACCATGCGGAAGTAACCGCGGTCGATGTAGTGCTGATACGGCCGGTTGTCGGCCATCAGGAGGTGGTCGGCGCGCAGTTGGCGGAAAAGCCGGTTCTGGCCGATGCCGAGAACGCGCGCCATGTCGCCGATGCTGATTGCGTCCGTCGTGTTGCGGACCGCATGCGCGAACTCGACGGCCGGCTTCTGCGACTCGATCTGCCGGCGCTGCGCGTCAATCTGCTCTTGCTGATCCGCGGCCAGGCGTAGAGCATCCGCGAACGTCTGCGGCACGGCCGGCGACGCGTTCGCTGCATACTGCTCGAGCTCCTGCCAGCGATCGACCAGGCGCGCGGTGAATTCCGGCGACAACTGCGCGACGATTACGTAGCTGTCGCGCTTGCCGACCTGATACTCCCTGATCGTCTTGGGCCCGAGGCCCGGGTTGGACACTTCCACCAACGGAGGAAGTGTCACGACGCCCCGGTCGGCCAGTCGCTCGATGGTGCGCATTACGCTGTCGTGGCGGGATTCCACGAGATCCGCAATCTCCCGGCTCGACATCGTCAGCACCGCGGCTTGCAGGATCGCGCCCATTTACTGGTCCTCCGCCATGCCTTCGATACGGCTGACGAGGCCGAGCAGCACCTGGAAGTGCTTCCACGTGCGCTCTTGGATGCGAACCACTTCGTGGCGCTCGACGCGGTTATCCTCGAACGTGCGGATGATCTCCTTGCCGATTTCGCCGTTCGTCTCCCATGTTTTCGCCATCAGCTCGACGATCTCGCCGTCCGAGCAGTTCTCCGGCGACGGGATCTTGACCAGCGCGTAACCGCGCTCGCGCGCCCACGTTTCGAGAATCCGGTCGTCGTCCGTCTTCTCCGTCATGTCAACGGCGTTCTTGAGCGTCAGGTGGTGCGTCTCGTTGTTCGTGTTGACTTTGTTGCGCAGAACCTGAGCCGACATCCCGAGACGCGGTGCGAGCGATTCGCAGCCGCCGGGGTAGTCGAGCGCAACCGAATGTGCCGCATCTAGGATGTTCACTAATAGCTCCAATAAAACGTGTTAATTCGTGATGAGGACTACTAAAGTGCAGTCAAAGATGTTCAGGGAGAGAAAAATGAAACGACCGTGCAACCCGGCGGGTGCTGCTCGCGCCATCGCGGCGCCCGCCGTCACTTCTCTGCTGCTGCTTGCGGCGTTGCAGCCGCTTTCAGTGCCTCAAACTGCTGCGTCAGGTTCTGGCGAGCCTGCTGCAGTTCGTCCGGAAACCGAGCCCCGCGAACCGCTATCGCACACAGGGCTTCGCGAATCTGCTTCTGCTCAGCCGCGGTGAGCGCCATGTCACGCAGCCTCTGCCGTCGGCATGTAATGCTTGATGAAGCCCTTCATCGGCGTCGGCCGGGCCGGCTGGTCATAGAACGTGCGCGTCGAGAGCGTCTCGTCAGCGCCAGGCGTTCCGAGATCAACGTGAAAAGCCTTCGGATTCTCGACGGCGATCCGCTCGATCACCTGATCGAGGTTGCCGTCGACGACTGCTCGCTGGAGCATTTTTTGATGGTGCGGAAGGTGCATCTGCACTCCTTTTTCAGTGAAATGGTGGGGTCTCTCGCCCGTGGCAGAATCAGGTTTCCACGCCGCGAATCAACCTTCGAACTGAAACCCCATGAAACCGCTTTGGCGCGACCGATACGAACAGGACTCATTGGGCCAACCGATCCTCAAGCAACGCGCTCGGCTCTCATGGGTGCGCCGGTCGGCTCATGCTCTCTGGAAAACCGACAACTGGTTGGTCAAGGCTTTCTTCACCGGAGTCATTTCGGCCGTCGTCGCCTTTGCCACCGCGAAGCTCGCCGGCAAGAACAACGACGCGATCGAGTCCAGCAAGAAATACGACCTTCACGCCGGGGTGGTTCTTCTCGAATGCAGCCCGCAGGCTGGCGACCTGCTCCTCTGCAAGAAACCCGTCGACGGCCACAAGAACAGTGTCACCAGCGCGCAATCGAACCCCGGTGCCGACCATGACGCGTACAAGCAACCGGCGTCGAAACCATGACAGGAAGCGCTTCATGATGGGAGAGCCTCCTTCTCGTCCGGCGCCCCTGCCAGGGGTTGGACATCGTCGGATGCATCCGTGCGAGCCGACGTGTCGACGAGCTCCGGCCAGATGTCTTGCCAGTCGTCGGGGTGCAGGTCGCGACGTGTAACGAGCCCCTTCGATTCCTGCTCGATGGAAACGCAAAGAGCCGGTCGAAAGATCGCGCCAACGCTGAGCGCCTTTCGCATGTAGCCAAGAGTCGTCCCGCAGGCGAAACAAAACTGAGCTTGTTCCTCAAGGGTCATCTGGCGGAGCAGGGATTTGAGCTTGTCCATGATCATAGATTACCCATGGGTAAGCACAAAATCAATACCCCAAGGTTATTTACTCTGGGGTAAATAGTCGATGGAATGCGCTCATGGACAAATTCGAGCAGAGATGGCGCGCCTTGGTGCGGCTCAAGGATCAACTGGGCCGGGGCGGTGCTGCGCACATTGCGCGCGAAATCGGCAAGGAGCCGAACTACATCTCTCGGGCGCTATACCCTCCAGGAAAGGATGGGAGGAAGCGAATCGGAGAAGATACCGCCGAGCTTCTGGATGCGAAATTTCCTGGCTGGATGTCCGAGCAAGGATGGGGTGGATCCAACGCTACCCCTGGTGATTCGGTGCCTGCTCATTCACGAATCGAACCTCCCAAGGGATGGGGCATGCTTCGCGACGATCAGCGCGCCGCGATCGAACAACTGATTGAGACGATGCTCACCGGCAAGGTCGCATTAGCCAATACAAAGCCGCCGCCAGACGGACTTATCGGAGACTGACCGAGGTCATCTCCTCGCGCTCGTCGATATGCTCGGGATAAATCGGCTCCAGTGAAGAATCCTGAAAGTAGCATCGGCTCGATAGCATCGGGCGGCCGTCGTTGATGCTAAGACCAAGACGCGGCCCGTCCAGCAATTGGACTTCCCACCGGCCGTATCTCTGGGACCAATCCCCCACAACGACTCTCTTCCCCTTCAGACTCGGCGTACGTGAGTAGACGATCTTCGCCAAGTCCCCCGGCCTGCACCGCAGGCGCCTCTTCGCTTCCTCTTTCATCGGCCACCCTCGCTATCCCGACCGGATACTGTATATATGTACAGTAGTGTGCCAAGGAATTGGGGAGCTTTCAACTGGATCCGGCGGAGTCTGAACTTATGCCCCGGACGCATCCCTTAGGATGTCGCGTCGGCGGATGCATATATAATCCCGCGACCGCACACTGACTTAGCAGCCTGCCGCATTGCGCAGAGGCTCGTCGCGAGCCAGGGATCGCGCACAACAATCCGAAAATTTCAGCTCATGCCAGACCTTTCACGCGCTGAAGCCGAGCCTCTAATCGCCATAAAGAAGGTCCTGCACGGCGACATCGAGCTCAAAGCAAGGAAGAATCACGCCGGGTACCTTTTGGCAATGCTTCGTCCAGAAGACGAACTGGGAGCCACCCTGCCCGGCATGACGATCGAGCTGGAAACCAAGGCTGCCTTGCTGGTCGACGCTTGTCGAACGACAGCAACACTGTTTGTCCTTCGCCAAGGGGTGAAGTGGCGAGTTCATCAAATCGAAGTTCAGCCGAGTCACAAACGGTCTCACAATAGCCCGAGCGGTCCACTCTATGGGCCGCACGAGCATCGTGGGGACGCAACGCTCCCGCTGGAAGATGTAACGCTATCGTGCCAGACTCCGCTGGATGAACTTTTTGCAGTATTCTGCAAAAGATCGAACATCAGCTTCGACGGAAGTATCCTCATATCATGAACATCGACTGCGCATGGCTTCACAAAAAGCTTGCATACGACTGCCGCGCCGTTAAGACGGTGAACGGCGAGCGCGCGTTCGAGATCGGAACGCCGTTCAGCTTCGCTGACGGGAGTGCGATCACGTTCTACGTCATCGAACAGGGCGCACATTCGCTCATCAGCGACAATGGGGACACCCTATTCCATCTGAGCTCGACCGGGATCGATCCGTTCCACGGCAGACGGCTATCGACAATCCGAAGCCTGTTGGCTCAACATGGTATGACTGTGGAGGCAAACGGAGAGATACGCACCCTTGGTCGGCTTGAGAACACTAGCACTCTGGTCGCTAATTTCGTTGCCGGGTTGCTTGCTCTGACTGAACAAGAGCGTGCATGGGCGGGCGTTCCAGAATCTGTAAACAATCTAGCCGATGAGGTCGAGCACTACCTTCGTGTTCTGCGGCCAGATCAGCCGATTACAAGAAACGCGAAAATCACAGGCATCTCGAACCACGAATACACATTCCAGTTCATGTGGGGTAACGAGCTTGTGGATGTACTCAGTCCGAGCCCTCAAGCCACCGGTGGTCTTATGCGGAAATTGGGCGATGTATTGAGCGCGCCCGGAGAATCCCCAAAAATTCGAGTCGTGATCGATGACCGGGGCGATCTAGTGAGGGCTGAAACGGAGAAGCAGATCATAGGATCAATGGCCAGCGCAATGCTGTATTCCGCACTTGCCAAGGCGGCCACGCAGCCCACTCTCCACTGAACAACGCCCCGCCTTCGGCGGGGCTTTTCATTTCCGCCAGACGCCGTAGCCCGCCTAGAGCGGGCTTTTTTGCGCCCAGCGTCTCGCTCGCCCTCCCCTAGCTCCTTCTTTTGTTACAAATTTCCCAGCCATAAATTACCTATGGGTATTGCCTATATCTTTACCTTTGGGTATCTTTATGTTCAACGCAACGCACCCGCGCTGGGCCACCGCCCCGGCGGAAAACGATGCGCCCCCTGAGGGCTATGACCACCAACTAGGAGCATTGGAATTGAGCGAAGCCCAAGCAACCACCGAACAGCGGATCAAGACCATCATCCGCGAGCAGCTCTGCATCAGCGATCCCGCGATCGACAACGGCGCTTCGCTCCAGACCGACCTGGGCGCCGACTCCCTCGACATCGTCGAGATGACCATGACGCTCGAAGACGAATTCGGCTTCGAGATCCCTGACAGCAAAATGCTCCAGCTCACCACGGTTCAGTCGGTCATCGACTATTGCGCCGCCAACGCCGGAAAGGTACCGGCATGAGCGAGCTCATCTGTGCAGCATTTGCCCTGTCGGTGACGGCGATCGCCGTTCACGTTCATTCGATTCGCCAGGCTTATCGCGATCACTGGAGGCGCTGAAATGATGGAGCAACATCGGATTGCGCAGTATGGGCGTGGCTGGATCGACGCGATGTGCGGCCGACCGCCGCGGTCGCAGAGCCTCTCCTACTCCCTTGGCTACCTCGACGCGAAACGGTGACCTCATGGAACTCGTGAAAATCTGGATCGGCGCTGCAATCGCCGTCGCAATTTTCCTCGCATATGGCTCAGTCACGCTGGAGCATGAGGAGAATATCGAGAGCTGCAAGGTGCATCGCTGCGTGTAATCCCGTAAATCCTCACCTATCGAACACCGCTCGACAGGATAAGGACTCCTTAAAGGATTGATCATGGCACGACAGAAATTGACCGACGAAGAGCGTGCGCAGCGCCGCGATGCTCGACTCGAGCGGGAGCGCGAGAAGCGTGCCGAAAAGGCCCGCGAGCAGGAGCAACTCAAGACGGCAATCCGCGGCGAGATCATCGCACTCGCGAGCGTCATCCCCCCCCATGTGCGGGAAGCGGGCGTTCATACCGTCCGCACGTGGAAAGACGCGCTCGACAAGGCGCTGAACGCACATGACCGCGCGCTCATTTCTGTCGAGCGCCTGCAAGCCGCACGCGACGCGCTGAAGACTGCAATCCGGGTGTAATCGCCCTCCGCATCACCCTAGACCGACCGCGCACACAAGGAAAAAATGATGAACGAACTCGAACAAGCCGTCAGCACCTCATTCGCGAACATCGTCGCATCCGGTGCCATTGAGAAGGCGATCGAAGCGCAGCTGACCAAGACCATCACTTCGATTATCGATGATCAGCTGCGCTCGTATTCCGACTTTGGCGAAAAGCTCAAGGAGCACGTCAAGGAGTCGCTGCAGGTCGACTTCCAGGGTCTCGGACTTCCCGGCTACAACGATCTTATCCTCAAGATCGTGCGCAAGAAAGTTGCTGCGCTCACCGAGCAAAGCATCGCCGAATCGATCGAAAAGCAGATGGCCGATCTCCTTACCCCGGCACCAAAGGAGATCAAGCTGTCCGAGCTTGTGGAGCGCTTCATCAATCACCACGCCGAACGCTTTTCCTGTTCATGCGACGGCCCCGACCGTATCACTCTCCGCGTCGAGGAATCGCAATATGGCTCGCGCTGGATCTCGCTCGACAAGGCTGAAGGAACGCGCGAATACGACTGCGAGATCCGCTTCGGCGTGAGCGATCAGGACGGCCGCATGTTCGGTCTACGGCTCGATAAACGCGAAATCGAAAAGACGCTTTTCATCGGTTTCTATGGCTTCGAGCGCGAGATTTTCCAGCTTCACGCCGCCGGATCGAAGTTGATCATCGACGGCGACTCAGACTCCATCAATACGTACTACCCGGGCCGGGATTACTGAGCCCAGGTCACCAGTCCTTCAGGCGTCGCGCAAGCATTTCGGCCCTCGGATAGCGCGACGAGCTTTGGTGGGCGGCCTGTATGGCGCCCGCTCTTTTTACCTCTCAAGAACACGACATGAAGCGCGACCTGATCACCCTCCCGCTCGACCTCGGCAGCGAACTGATCGTCGACAACTTCGCCGGGGGCGGCGGCGCCAGCACCGGTCTTGAACGCGCATTTGGGCGCCCGGTAGACATCGCGATCAACCACGACGCGGAAGCGATCGCAATGCACCTGGCAAACCACCCACACACGGCGCACTACTGCGAGAGCGTGTTCGACGTCGATCCTGCGGCGATTACCGGAAATCAGCCGGTCGGCCTTGTCTGGCTGTCGCCGGACTGCAAGCACTTCAGCAAGGCGAAGGGCGGCAAGCCCGTGTCGAAGAAGATCCGCGGGCTCGCGTGGATCGCATTGCGCTGGGCCGCGACGGTGAAGCCGCGCGTGATCATGCTCGAGAACGTCGAAGAATTCGTGACGTGGGGGCCGCTCGGCGCCGATGGCCGGCCATGCCCGAAGAATCGCGGCCGCACGTTCCGTTCGTTCGTGAAGGCGCTGGCGCGCCACGGCTACCGCGTCGAGCACCGCGAACTGCGCGGCTGCGACTTCGGTGCGCCGACCATCCGGAAGCGCCTGTTCCTCGTCGCGCGCCGCGATGGGCTGCCGATCGTATGGCCGACGCCAACGCACGGTGACCCGAAAAGTGCCGCCGTGCGCGCCGGCGCGTTGCAGCCGTGGCGTACAGCAGGAACGGACGTCATCGACTGGTCGATCCCCTGCCCGTCGATCTTCGAGCGCGAGCGGCCGCTGAAGGATGCGACGCTGCGCCGTATCGCGCGCGGCATCATGAAGTTCGTCGTGAACAGCGCTGACCCTTTCGTGATTCACCTCACGCACCACGGCGCAGACCGCGCGGCCAGCATCAACGCACCGCTCGCCACCGTCACCGGCGCGAACCGCGGCGAACAGGCTCTCGTGGCCGCGCACATCACGAAGTTCCGCGCGAACAGCACCGGAAGCGCCGCAGACACGCCGCTGCATACCGTGACCGCCGGCGGCGACTGCGCGCGCCCGGCTGGCGCTGCGCATGCCATGGGCGTCGTTGCGGCGACGTTGATCCAGACGAGCTACGGCGAGCGGCCCGGCCAGGCGCCGCGCGTACCGGGCCTCGACAAGCCGCTCGGCACCGTCGTCGCGCAGGGCGTGAAGCATGCCGCGGTGACCGCGTTTCTCGCGAAGCACTATGGCGGCGTCACGGGTACGCGCATCGACGTGCCGACCGGCACCGTGACGACGACCGACCATCACGCCGTGGTGACGTCCAACATCGTGAAGCTGCGCGGCACGAGCCGCGATGGGCAACCGGCCGATGAGCCACTGCACACCGTCAGTGCCGGCGGCACGCATCACGCCGAAGTCCGCGCGTTCCTGATCAAGTACTACGGCGAAGGCGGCCAGTGGCAAGACGCGCGCGATCCGATGCACACCATCCCGACGCGCGACCGCATGGGACTGGTGACGATCCACGGCGAGGACTACGCGATCGTCGACATCGGCATGCGCATGCTCACGCCGCGCGAGCTCGCGCGCGCGCAGGGCTTCCCGGACAGCTACGTGCTCGACCCGATCGTCAACGGCAAGCCGCTGTCGAAGTCGGCGCAGGTGCGCATGATCGGCAACAGCGTTTGCCCCGACGTCGCGACCGCACTGATCCGCGCGAACTTCTCCCACGAACAGCAGCTCGCGCACGTCGCGGCGTAACCGAGGACCACACCATGACCACCGACAACGAAAAAGGCCCGCTCAACCAAATGGAGAGCGGGCAAGAAAAAAGATCAGCATCCGAGGCACGAGCGCTGTCCGAAATAGTTAACGGCACGCCGAGCGAGAACCTTTGCCGACGTGGGAGCCCCGCTCCCGAACAGGCGAGCGAAACAACGGCGCAGCAGCCGCGCACGTACACCACGCAACCCGCCGAGTCCGTCATGGGCATCGCGTTGCGCCAGTGCGGCAACGAAATGGAGTGGCGGCACATCCTCGCATGCAATCCGGAATTCGCTCGCATGCTACCGCACGAGTATTTCCCGGTCGGCACGGTCCTGAATCTGCCGCCGCATCCGGCCGCCGCATCCCGTTTCGAGCAGCCAGAAAAAAGCCTCGCTCCAGAGGGAGGGAGCGAGGCAAGAGGCCGGTGGATACAAGCGAATTGCCCCACCGGCGACATTATTAAATCCCCATCTCCATCGAACAATAGGGAATTCCCGACTTCAATGTCCGAGAGCGATTGCGAGCATCGGATTGCTCTTGCGCCTTCGCAACCCGCAGCAGCGCCGCTCGACAAGCCGAGCGTCAACGACACCATCACGTTCAGCGGTGACTCGCTCACGCTGTCGGGCGCGCAGTTGCTCGAAGCACTCGACTTCATTGCGCCGGATCGCGATGCCGATCAGCTCGAAAGCGAAGTGACGATTCAGTACGGCGAAGGCCACACCGGCAAGGGGATGTATTGCTGGTGCACCGAATATCCGGAAGAAGGCGCAATCTTCATCGACGGATCGACGGCTGTTCCGGCCGCACCCGCACCGTCGCCGGCGGACGAGCGGGCGGCGTTTGAATGGCCGCTGCTCCCACTTCTGCCCGAGACGGTCATCACGACGGCCGACGGCGAAGCAGTCTTCACTGCGCACCAGATGCAGGGATACGCAAACGCCTATGGCGAAATGGTTCGTGCCCACGCCTCCGCTGCCAACGAGACGGGGGCGGAAGGGGCGAAGACGGAAGCGGAGATTCGCAAGACGATGACGCCCGACCAGATCCGGCTCGAGCGAAAGCTGACGTGCGAGGCGATCGACGGTGCGATGGCGCTCGGCTATCAGAACACGAACCCGCCGCCGAGCGCAGATCACTGGCTCGCACCGTACTGGCATGTCGGCCGAAAGCAGGCAGAACTCGAATCCCGCTCGCCCGCTATGGCGGCGGAAGCGGCGGCGATCGTCGACGAAACGGATGCTGGCTTGTTCGTCGAAATTCTGTACGGCGAAAACGGCAGCTCGCTGAAGCTCGGCGACAAGCTCTACGCCGCCCCACAGCCCGCGCAGGCAGACGCTCGAATCGACGTCGAAGCCATGCTTCGCGCATGCGTGCCCGGCGGCGACATCTGCGATCCGCAACGGATTGCCGACTCGATCCGCGAGTGGTTCGACGAGCACGGTCAGAACGCCGCGCAGGCTGTCGCTCGGGTCGGGCTGACGGATGAGCAGCGCGAGGCGATCGAATTCGTCATCGGTTGGTACGGTCAATCGACCATCGCAGACAACCCTTATCGCGAGCACATCGCCGCGCTCCGCGCCCTTCTCCAAGGAGCCGACCATGCCTGAGATCAACAATACGCCGAAGGGCGAACACGACATTCCGATCGAGTGCTCCAAGACACGTAAATGCGGCTGGAAAGGCATGCATTCCGACCTTGTGGCAGGCGGTCCGGCGAAGGGCTATTCCGGAAAGCTCAACATTACGCAGTACGTTTGCCCGAAATGCGGGAACGATACGTACTACAAGCGCGACACGCGCATCGAGACCAACCATGCCGAATGACAACGTGCTGACGGACAAACAGCGCGCCGCGCTCACTTCCGGGATTGCTGCACTGGAAAAACTCGGCTGGACCGATCCTGCTGCCGTTCTGCGCGCCCTTCTCGCGACACCGAAGCCGGAGCCGCGCGCCGAGGTGACAGATGCAGAAGTCCGCGCGCTGCTTCAGCTTGAGGAGGCGATTCGACACGACCGCGAGATGTTCGAAGGAACAAGCGACGAAGATAACCCGATGGGTTATCTCGTCACAACTGCGCTGAAGGTGCTCGACGCCGCCCGCACCGGAGCCTCATCATGACGCGCGCCGCCCGCAGCCCCGAAGCTCACCAGGTTCTCGCCGCAATGACCCATGGCGAGGTCTACTCGCCGTCTGATCTCGCCAAGCGCTTCGGCACGGTGGCCGCCACACTGCGGCCCGTGCTCGAGCAGATGGCCGACGACGGCACGGTCGCGCGCGTGCGCTCGCTACGAGTGCGCGATTGCAACTATCGCATCGCCGGCGAAGCACCCGCAGGCTCGCAGCCGGAAAAGTACGTCGGCGTCCCCGCCGGCCGCCGCATGTACGACGTCATGTCAGGCACCCTCAACGGCTACGACGACGAGATCCGGCGACGCGCCGACCTTTGCATGATGGTGCGGCGATGAGCTGCGGCTACGATGGCAAGCACTTCGGCGCGTCGTACATCGATGCGATGTGCATCGACGGCTATCTGTGGGATCTGGATAGCTGCGACGAGCCAGGCGGACCGCTGTACAACGGTGGCGATATCCCGTGCCCGAGCTGCAACACGGACGAGTACGTCGAGTACTGCGCGCCGGATACCTGGCCCGGCGGCAACTCGCGGCAGCGCCGTCGCGCGCGGCGGGCGCAGCTTCGTGCGGTCAAGGCCAACGTGCTGCAGCGGCTCGCCGTGGGAGGTGCCCGATGAGCGCGATCATCAGCAGCTGCTGCGGCTACCGGTACCGCCTCGAGCGCGAGATCGCCCCGACCGGCATTGTCGTCGCGTTCTTCGGTGTGAATCCGTCGCGCGCCGACGCGAGCGTTCGCGATCAGACCGACCTGAAGTGGACGGGCTTCGCGCACCGCTGGGGCGCGCGCAAGTACATCGCCGGCAACCCGTTCGCATGGCGCTCGCCGAACGTACGTGACCTGGTCGCCGTCGTCGATCCGGTTGGCCCCGAGAACGACGCACACCTCGCACGGATCATCGCCGATGCTGACCTGCTCGTTCCGTGCTGGGGCGATCGCGGCAAGCTGCCAAAGTGCATGCGACCTCGCCTCGACGTCGTCGCGGACATGCTGCGCGCCGCCGGCAAGCCGGTAAAGGTGTTCGGCCTGACTGCCAAGGGCGACCCCAAGCACCCGCTGATGCTGGCGTACGACACCCCTCTCATCGAATGGAGCCGCCCGTGACAGAGCGCCCTATCTTGTTCAGCGGCCCGATGGTGCGCGCCATCCTCGAAGGCCGGAAAACGCAGACGCGCCGCATCATCAAACTGCCGCACAACAACCGGCTTGGTGCGTGGGAACCGACGACGGCCGGCGGCGGCTCTGCGAAGTATGCCGACGGGACGCCCGCGCCGGAACTGGCCGCGATCTGGCACACGCGTACCGGCGACTGCTACGTCTGCCCGCATGGCGACGCCGGCGACCGCCTGTGGGTGCGCGAGACGCACGAGGTGCGCCGCATCGGCACCGAAACTTTCGAAGGTGCGCGCCCGACGCGGCGCTACGCCGGCATCGCCTACCAGGCCGACGACGGCCGCGCCGAAGTCGACATCGACCTCGACACGTTCCAGGCGCTCGACGCCAAGGAATCGCGTGGCTGGACACCGTCCATCCACATGCCGCGCTGGGCGTCGCGCATCACGCTGGAAATCACGCGCGTGCACGCCGAGCGCCTGCAGGCCATCAGCTGGGACGACGCGATCGCGGAGGGCATCAAGGATCCGCGGCGCGCCGCCGTCCGCATCGATCCGATCGATGGCACCGTCGCGAAGTTCCGGCAGCTGTGGGACAGCCTCAACGCCGCGCGCGGCCATGACTGGGATGCAAACCCGTGGGTATGGGTTGTCGAGTTCAGGAAGATCGAATCATGAGCCTCTACCTCACTACGCTGGAACTCGCAGAGCTGGTCGGCTGCAAACCGCGTAGCCACGCCTGCATGAAGCGCTGGCTCGAGCGGAATCACTGGCCGTTCGCCGTCAACATTGCCGGCGTGCCGCTCGTCGCGCGCGAGTACTACGACGCACGCATGAACGGAACCGCGCCGCCGGCCACCGCGCGCCGGCCGCGCGCCGCCGCGTCTGATGAACCGAATTTTGCCGCACTCACAGCATGATCGGACGACGCAAGCGGCCGGACGGGTTGCCGTTCCGGCTCTACGCCCACTACGGGAAGCACAAGGTCAGCTTCGGCTACAAGCTGCCCAATGGCCGCTGGGCGTTCCGCCTGTCGGCGCCGGCGCACAACAAGGAAGCGCTCGCCGAGATCCGCAAGCAGGCGATCGAGCGCGCGGAGGCGCTCAACGGGAATGCGATCGAACCGGGCACGGTCGAGGCGCTCGTCGCGCGGTATTTCGAATGGCAGGATGGATTGCCGCATACCGACGAGCGCCGCAAGGCCCAGTCCACCCTGGACGAGAACCGCGTCGAGTCGAAGCGCCTGGTCAAGGTCTTCGGGAAGATGGCGCCGGCCGCGATCAAGCCGAAGCACGTGTACGGATACCTCGACAAACGTGCGCAGCTCGGCGCGCCGGCGAAGGCGAACAAGGAAATCGCCCTCCTGTCCGCGATCCTCGAATACGGCCGGCGCCGCGGCGAGCTCGAAACGAACCCGTGTCGCGGCATCGAGTACAACCCGACGCGGCCGCGCCAGCGGTACGTGCGTCAGGACGAGATCGATCTGGCCGTGGAAGTCGCGCGGTCGCGCAGGAGCGTCGGTGACCAGCACCCGAGTTCTGCGTACCTCATCCTCGCGCTATGCGTGAAGGCCGCCTACCTGACCGTCAGCCGACCAACCGAGATGCGCGAGCTGCACCGCCAGAGTATCCGGCCCGAAGGCGTCGAGGTGCCGATCGGCAAACGCAAGGCCGGCGAGCAGCAGCGCGTGAAGCTCGTGCTGTGGTCGCCCGAGCTGAAGGCGGTGATCGACGAAGCGCTCGCGCTGCAGCGCACGTCGAGTGTCCATGTCTTCGGCAACACGGCCGGCCAGGTGTACACCCGCAGCGGCTGGAACACGAACTGGTCGCGGCTGATGGGCTATTGCGAGAAGGAAGCGCAGGCGCGCGGCGTGGAGTTCGAACGATTCGCGCTGCGCGACATGCGTCCGGCGGCCGTCACGGACCGGCAGGAGGAAGGTGACGACCGGATCATCGACGCGACCGGCCATGCGGATGAACGCATGGTGAGAAAGACATACGACCGCCGGCGACAAAGAAAAGTGCGCGCGACGCGCTGACGCCGGAAATAAAAAAACCCGCTCAATGGCGGGTTTTCTTTTCGGAAGATCTTCCAAAATTTGGAATCTCATCTTCCAAAACTTGTAACTCGATCGATTAATCGCGCTGCAAGTCTTTGAATTTGTTGGGGTGGCTGATGGGACTCGAACCCACGACAACAGGAATCACAATCCTGGACTCTACCAACTGAGCTACAGCCACCACTGATACTGCTTTGCGTCTTCGCTGTTTCGTTTCGTGTTCAGCAGCGAAGAACAAGATTATACGAACACTTTTCCATCTTGCAAAGCATTTTTTTCAAAATTTTCGATAGCGTCGTTCAGATGCGTGCGCGCCTCGTCGAACACGCTCAGATCGCCGCGCGCGAGCTTCTTGTTGTCCGACAGCACGCGCCGCCAGCCACGTGCGCCCGCGACACCGCGATACAGGCCGAGCGCGTGCCGGACGATCGCGCCGAGATAGGTGCCGCGCTTCAACTCCGCCGCGCAATATTCGATCAGCTTCGCCTCGGCCTCTTCGCGCGTCGGCGCCGGCGCAGTCGATCCGTAAAAGCGCGCATCGACGCCCGCGAGCACGTACGGGTTGTGATACGCCTCGCGGCCGAGCATCACGCCGTCAACGTGCTCGAGATGCTCCGCCACCTCGTCGAGCGTCTTGATCCCGCCGTTGATCACGATCTCCAGCGCCGGGAAATCGCGCTTCAGCCGATACGCATAGTCGTACTTGAGCGGCGGGATCTCGCGGTTCTCCTTCGGCGACAGCCCTTTCAGGATCGCATTGCGGGCATGCACGATGAACGTGTCGCAGCCTGCCTGCGCAACCGTGCCGACGAAGTCGCGCACAAATGCATAGTCCTCCACTGCGTCGACCCCGATCCGGTGCTTGACCGTCACGGGCACCGACACCGCATCGCGCATCGCCTTCACGCAGTCGGCGACGAGTTGCGGCTCGTTCATCAGGCACGCACCGAATGCGCCGCGCTGCACGCGCTCGGACGGGCACCCGCAATTCAGGTTGATCTCGTCGTAGCCCCACTGCTCGCCGAGCTTCGCTGCGCGGGCGAGATCGTCCGGTTCGCTGCCGCCGAGTTGCAGCGCGACCGGCGATTCGTTCGGCGTGAACGCGAGATGCCGCTGCGCGTCGCCGAACAGCAGCGCGCCCGTCGTGATCATTTCCGTATACAGCCACGTGTCGCGCGTCAGCGTGCGATGGAACGAGCGGCAATGACGATCGGTCCAGTCAAGCATGGGCGCCACGGAAACGCGGCGGGGAGGAAGCGTAGACGGTGCGGACATGGAATTCGGGGCAGCAAGCAGCGCGAGAGGCAACCCGTGATTTTACCGCAACGCGGGCCGCACGGCCGCGCCGGCCACCGTAACGAGGCTACGCGGCCGCGCCGCCGCCCAGTTCGACGTCCACCGCGCGCCGCGCCTCGTCGAGCACGCGCTCGATCACGCGTCGTTCGGTCAGCAGCATCCCGTCGACTTTCACGAGCCGCCAGTCGATCCGCACGACGGCGTCCTGCAGCACGCGGTAGTGCGCGTGCTCGCCGTCCCACACCTGCTCGGTCTTCACCTCGATCTCATAGCCTCGGTACGGCTCGCTGAAATCGCCGAGATCGCTGCCCGTCGGTTCCAT